TGAAAAAACAAAAAAAAAAAAATATGATAAACAGATGGCAAGATTTCATAATATACAATGGTCAAAAAAGATTGCATTAAATAGTGCCTATGGTGCAATTGGTAATGAATACTTTAGATACTATGATGTGCGACAGGCAACCGCCATTACTACCGCTGGTCAATTTGTAATTCGTTTTATTGAAAACAAGATTAATCAATATTTAAATAAGATATTACAAACACACGATAAGTTTGATTATGTCGTTGCGTCAGATACAGACTCCATATATCTAACGTTAGAAAAATTAGTTGAAAAGGTCTGCGGTAATAAAAATGATTTACAAGTATTAAAGTTTGTTGATAAGGTTGTAAGAACAAGGCTTGAACCATTTATTGATAAGTGTTTTAATGAACTTGCAGACTATACAAATGCCTTTTCTCAACGTATGAAAATGAAAAGAGAAGTTATCGCTAACAAAGGTATATGGACTACAAAAAAAAGATATATGTTAAACGTTTTAGATGAAGAAGGCATAGTTTATAATCAACCTAAATTAAAGATTATGGGTATCGAGGCAGTTCGGTCTTCAACACCAGAGATATGTAGAGAAAAGATTAGACAGGCCATAGATATCATAATGAATAAAAACGAAGACACACTTATTGATTTTGTTGCCTCATTTAAAGAAAACTTTTCAACTTATAGTGCAGAACTTGTTTCTTTTCCTCGCTCTTGTAATAACTTGGCTAAATATAATCACTCGTCAGATATATTCATAAAAGGTACACCGATACACGTAAAAGGCGCACTAATTTATAATCACTATCTACGAATGATGGAGTTGACACAAAAATATCCATTGATACAAGAAGGTGATAAGATTAAGTTTTTACTATTAAAAGAACCAAACCCTTTTAAGTTTAACGTTGTAAGTTATGTTACAAAACTTCCAAGTGAGTTTAAACTTGAAAAATATATTGACTATGATTTACAATTTGAAAAAACATTTTTAGACCCTATTAGTTTTATTATAAACACAATAGGTTGGAAATATGAAAAAAGAGCATCTTTAGAAAGTTTTTTTGCATGATAAAATATTTAACATATAGAGTGCCAGATAATAGAAGACTACACTATGTCTTTTGTTTGTTTATGATTATGGCCATCATACCTGAATACTTAATAGGTATTCGATTTACAAATCTAGGTCAGGTCTTAAACTTTTTAATCTTTGATGTATTCTATTATATATTTTTAAAAATGGACCCAAGTGATGATGTTTGATTTGACTTTGTCTATATTATATGTTATTATTATATATGTTTTTGTTGTTATAATGTTAGTAATGTGGAATAATGAACGAGTATAAAAGATTTAATTTACAAGATGTTTTAAATGGTGAAAAGAAAAAACTTTTTACAGTAGTATCTACCTTTGCCGGCGGTGGCGGTTCTTCAACAGGTTATAGACTCTCTGGTGGTCACATACTCGCCATTAATGAATTTGTAGAGGAAGCAAGAAATACTTATTCTGTTAATTATCCAAATACAATTGTTATACCAGATGATATAAAAAAATTGACAGGTAAGTCTTTTTTAGATATAATAAAACTTAATCCTGGCGAACTTGATATACTTGATGGTTCACCACCGTGTTCTGCATTTAGTATGGCGGGTTCAGTCTCACACGGAGAAGGTAATACACACAAAGATGCATTTGGAAAAACAAAAAAATACTCAGATATCAAAGATGTATCAAATGTGGAAGACTTATTTTTTGAATTTTTAAGAGTGGCAAAAGAGATGAAACCAAAAGTTATCATAGGCGAAAATGTAGAAGGTCTAACAATGGGTGAGGCAAAAGAGTATTTTTTTAAAATACAAAATACCTTTGAACAGATAGGTTATCTTGTAGTTGCAAATGTTTTAGATGCGAGTTACTTTGGTGTGCCACAATCCAGAAGAAGAACTTTCTTTATAGGTGTGAGAAAAGATGTTGCAGAAAAGATTGGAATAAATTTATTAACACTAGGACATTTATTTCCTGAAGGTTCATCTACACAAACCACACTTGGTCAAGCGATTAACGATATTGTAAATGAAGACGAGAGAGAGATAAATTATCTTTTAGAAAAACTTGGACCTGATACTGCAGTTGGTAAAACTTTATCAAAGATGCCAAAAGACCCTGACAAGGTACTTACAGGTATGGATTATCACAACAAGGGTCATCACTTTAATTTAAAAAGAACTAGCAGAAAAAAACCAAGTCCAACTATTACTGCAATGGGTAATCTTGCTGGTGTTGCCGGCGTGTGTCACCCTACAGAAAATAGAAAGTTTACAATAAAAGAATTAAAAAGAATTATGACACTACCAGAAGACTTTAAATTAACAGGAGAACATAAACAACAATCTGAAAGAATTGGTCGTATGGTACCTCCGTTAATGATGAAGGCTCTGGCAGAGAGTGTATATAATAAAGTAATAAAACCATATAAGGAAATACAATGACAAAGTTTACATTTGCCACATCAAAAGAGGGTTTTGATAATCATATAGAAAAATCAGTAAGAGGTTATACAAATCTTTGGAATGACGTGTTATCTATATCAAAATATTTTGTAGAAGATAATACTAATGTGGTTGATATTGGTTGTTCTACTGGTAAATTACTAAAGGCGATGATGTCTCAAAATCAAGAGCATATACCTAATGCCAATTATATTGGTGTTGAGATTGAAAAAGACTTTTTTACACACTACGAACAAGACGAAAAAAATCATACAAATCTAAAATATGTAAAAGGTGATATTCGTAAGTTTAACTTTGTTAATTGTAGTTTAGTGACATCTATATTTACTTTACAATTTATGCCACCAAAAGATAGAACACACATTATAAGTCAAATCTATAATGGTCTAAATCACGGTGGCGCATTTGTTTTTTCCGAAAAAACATTTTCTTGTGACCCTCAAATACAAGATATGATGACCTTTATGTTTTATGATTATAAGAGACAATTTTTTACTGAAAAAGAGATACTTGATAAAGAAGTACAATTAAGGCATATGATGAAACCAAATACAAAAACTGAAATATTTGATATGTGTCATAAGGCAGGATTTACTACGCATGTCTTTTGGCAAAACTTTAACTTTGTAGGTGTGATAGCATTAAAAAAATAAATATATGATGCCAATTTCAGAAATAGATTATAAAGATAAAAAAGAATATTGGGATTATCAACGCAAGGTTGAATTTAATAAAGAAAAATTAAAGATTGAATTAAAAAAATATTCTATTACAAACAATAATTCAGGTCAGGAAGTTGATATGACAGATAAAAGTTTATTTGATACACTCTGGACAAGACTAGAGTCAGATGACTATGATGACCCGGTAAAAGATTGGATTCCTATAAATAATGATTATAGGCTTTGGAATGAAGGTGAGCCTAGACAAGTTAATTACTATTTCGACCCATTTGAAGAATTAGAAAAACCAAAAGGTCGAAAAGTAGTTTTGAGAGCTAAGGAGAAATGACACAGGATAAATTGTTAATACACAAGCATTTAATTATTCGAGCAGAAGTAAAAAACCCACCAAAAAACGAAAAGAAATTAATAGAATGGATGCAAAATTTTATTTCTTTTATTAATATGAAAATATTGATGGGTCCTTATGTGAAATATTGTAACACACCAGGTAATCGTGGTATAACGGGAGTGGCAGTCATTGAAACAAGTCACATTGCGTTACACGTATGGGACGAAACGGAACCAGCCATTATGCAGTTTGATGTTTATAGCTGTTCTGAATTTGACCCTTATAAGATAGCAGATAAACTTCAAGCTGATTTTGATGTAGTAAAACTAGACTATAAGTATTTAAATAGAGAAACAGAATTAAAACCGATACGATTGAAAAAAGATAAACTAAATTATGCAAATAATCATATACAAAACACCAACACAATATCTCATACACAACTTTCCGCCACAGCAACTTGACGAAATCAAAAAAGTATGTTATGATTTAGGTATAAAATATTATGTTATTAATTTACAACAAAGTGAGATGAAAAATGAGTGACTTTCTAAAAAATATTATTAAAGACGTAGGTAACGAATATGCAACACTTGTAAGTGAAGGCATAGACAGTGCTGATGTAAACACTTACATAGATACTGGTTCATATTCTTTTAACGCATTATTATCAGGTAGTATATTTGGCGGTCTGCCAGGAAATAAAATTACGGCGATTGCAGGCGAAGCAGCGACTGGTAAAACATTTTTTGCCTTAGGTATTTGTAAAAACTTTTTAGATAAAGATAAAGAGGCAGGTGTAATCTATTTTGAATCAGAAAGTGCCATCTCAAAAGAAATGATTAAGAGTCGTGGAGTTGACATTACAAGAATGGTAATTGTTCCAGTTGCGACAGTACAAGAATTTAGAAATCAATCAATAAAAATTTTAGACAAATATTTAGAACAACCAGAGGCAAGTAGAAAACCATTAATGTTAGTATTAGATAGTTTGGGTATGTTATCTACTACAAAAGAAATGGAAGATACTGCTGAAGGTAAAGAGACAAGAGATATGACAAGAAGCCAGATTGTAAAATCTGCGTTTAGAGTTTTAACATTGAAACTTGGCAAGGCAAAAGTTCCAATGATAATGACTAATCACACTTATGACGTGATTGGTTCTATGTTTCCTCAAAAAGAAATGGGTGGCGGTTCCGGTCTTAAATACGCCGCTTCATCAATCATCTATCTGGGTAAGAGAAAAGAAAAAGACGCAGATAATGAGGTAATTGGTAATGTAATACATTGTAAAAACTATAAGTCAAGGCTTACAAAAGAAAATGCACAGATTGATGTGCGATTAACTTACAGTAAAGGTTTAGACCGTCATTATGGTCTATTAGGTATCGCAGAAGAGGCTGGTATTTTTAAAAAGGTATCAACAAGATATGAACTACCAGACGGCACAAAAGTATTTGGTAAATCAATCAATGACGAACCTGAAAAGTATTTTACAAAAGATGTATTGAAACTGATTGATGAAGCAACAAAGAAAAAGTTCCTCTACGGAACAGAATAAAAAACACTATCTTTTTGTACAAAGAGATACAGACGACTATACTTGCATTAAGTTAGTTGACGACAAGTATCTGGACGTTGTGTACAAGTATGGTAATGTTGCTTTCGCTAAAAATGAAAATACAGAAGGTAAATTACCTATGAAATTTGATTATGACATTATTAGAAATCCAAACAATGTAGATACCGAGAGTCAAGATTTTATCAATCATATAGGCGATATATTAGTAGAATTATTAGAAAAACAATTACAAGATGGAAAAATCACTTTTAAACAATGAACGTATAGAAATTACAATACTACGTAATTTTATATTTAATGAAGACTTTACAAGAAAGGCTCTGCCATTTTGTAAAGAGGATTACTTTGTAAATAGAGAAGAACGAATATTGTTTAGAGAGATAGAAGAATTTGTAAATGAGTATAAAAATATACCTACAAAAGAGACTCTACTTATTGAACTTGGTCAAAGAAAAGATATAAACGAAGATGAATTTAAGACAGTAAAAGAATTAATATCAAGTTTAGATGACAATAAAGTAGAGTTACAATGGTTGTTAGATACTACAGAAAAGTTTTGTAAAGATAGAGCCGTTCATAACGCAGTCTTAACTGGCATTAAGATACTTGATAATAAAGATAAAACAAGAACACCAGAGGCGATACCACATATCTTATCAGAGGCACTCGCCGTTTCTTTTGATAATCATATTGGTCACGATTATATTGAAGACGCAGAAAAAAGATTTACCTTTTATCACACAAAAGAAAAGAGATACCAGTTTGATTTATCGTATATGAATCGTATTACAAAGGGCGGTGTTCCTGCAAAGACACTTAACGTTGCTCTTGCCGGCACTGGTGTTGGTAAATCTTTGTTTATGTGTCATTGTGCCAGCTCTTTTTTAACGCAGGGTCATAACGTATTATACATTACTTTAGAAATGTCAGAAGAAAGAATTGCTGAAAGAATTGACGCAAATCTTTTAGATGTTACCATAGACGATCTTCATACAATGCCAAAACAATTATATGAAGATAAGATTACAAAATTACAAAGTAAAACTTCAGGTAAGTTAATTATAAAAGAATATCCAACTGCATCTGCTCACTCTGGACACTTTAGAGCATTACTAAATGAACTTGCATTAAAAAGAGCGTTTAGACCTCACGTTATTTTTGTTGACTATCTAAACATTTGTGCGTCAAGTAGATTTAAAGGTGGTAATATTTCTTCTTATTTTTATATCAAGGCAATCGCAGAAGAATTAAGAGGTTTGGCAGTTGAGTTTAATGTACCAATCTTTAGTGCCACACAAACAACAAGAACTGGCTTTGTAAGTACAGACATTGGTTTAGAAGACACTTCAGAATCTTTTGGTCTACCAGCCACTGCAGATTTTATGTTTGCGTTAATATCAAGTGAAGAACTAGAGGCACTTGGTCAGATGAAGATTAAACAATTAAAAAATAGATACAATGACCCTTCAATCAATCGTGCGTTTATCGTTGGTGTTGATAGAGCAAAGATGAAA